GCAGGCTCTTCTTTTTTAGATTCTTCTAAGTTGAATAGTTCTTCTAATTTTTTGGTCATACTTTACTTATCTGCGTTTTGATCCTTGATGGAAAATATCGCCTTCGTTTACTACCCTAAATCGAACACCTTGCTGTTTACACCACGCCTGCGCAGCTTCCCATTTGGCTAGATTTTTTATATACTGCTCTTGATTGTATGCACTTTTACCTACACTCTCTCTTAATGTTTGACTCTGAGGTTTTACCTCTACTACTTCTGCATGTTTCTTTCCGTTTTTATCTTTGTAGACTATAAAAAAATCTGGCACATAGATTGTATACTTTCCGGTAAGCGGATCTCTATATGGTATTTGGACACTTTCACTGGCCCAATTTTCTACCCCAGGATGTTCATCTAGCATACGCATGAAAACAAATTCCCAACTACTACGAGCCAAAGGGGTTTTCTTCCCAACATACTTAGAAGGGTTTTTCATTTCAAATTTACCCTGAGCGAATTTGGCCATTATACTGCGATGTTTCTTATTTGATTAGGAATCACTCTATCTGTTCTAAATCCTAGAGTCGATGTTGCAGGTCGATTATTATTTAAAATCTCACCTACTAGGATACTTAGTTCTGATACAGAATATCTGTTTAGTGTGTCGAGGAATTTAAAAACTGGAATACCGTCTAATTTAGATTGTTTTAAAATTACTGTAGAGATTACTATTGCGGTATCTTGTTCAAAACCTCGTTTTGTAAAAAACCCAATAGCACCGTCAACTTCATTAGCATGGAATTCTAAAGGTTCTTGACCGTAGGTATCAAAGAACAGTTTAGTGCCAGCGGCACTATCCTCTTTTTTAAACTCTGGTAAATTAGTATTCGCCATTTTTTATCCTATGGTTGGGGGTGCTGGAAAACTCTTAGGTGTAGCCTTTGTAGTATCTGTGTTATTTGAGCTCTTAGGGAATACACTGCCGACAACACCGGCGACCGTAGATACTGCGGTGGAAATATTCGCAGGATTGCTTAAAATATTGATAGCTTCGTTCTTGAGACTGTTAAGACTTAATGCGTTAAAATTCTTAGCAGTATTAACTGCCTTGATAGCTGTGCCTAAAAAACCTCCAAAACTTTCAAAAGTAGAACCGTTGGCTAAGTCACCGAACACACTTTCTAGTCCGTCTAAGACTCCACCTTCACCGGTTAAGGTAGCTACGCCTCCACCTGCAACACTCAACGGGCTCGGTAAGTTGTCGTAATGTAGTGTGGCGAAACCCTTGGGGCTATTTCTTGATACTGTGCCTGCAGAATATTTTACTGCTTCATATTCTATAGTCATGTTACTTTCTAATGTTTCGCCTGCTGAATAATCAACAGTTCCATGACTCCAAGATTTTATTCTCGGATTTACCAATGTGTAACCTAAGAATCTCCTACGGCTCATAGTATAGATACTGATAGATTTAAACATTGGGGTGGAGATTTTGTTATCCATACCAAATCTAAAATTTGGTGAATCTGCTGCTCTCAGATGATTTGCCTCATATGCTGCCATTGGATTATGTCGATCGGCAATATAATATCCGTAATAGATAGCCCATAATGCGTTAACTATACCTGCATTATCATCGTGGAGGTTAATGTTGACCGGTTCATAATTGATACCTTTGTATACTATCTTTTTTCTATTATATTGATTCTTTGTTACAGTATCAAAATTATATTTAGGTAGGTCGCAACTCTTGACCAGTAAACCGATTTCGTCTGTATGCCTTGCAGAAAAGGCCGGGGCTCTCATCGCGGTCTTATCTAATTCAAATCTAACATAGAAAAGAAATTTAGTTCTAGGCGATAATCTATAAGTATCGTCTATGAATAATCGGGTAGCGTGTTGCCAGTTAGAAACTAATCCCTTAGGATTAATTAGTCCTGTGCCCACACCTGTGAGAAATCTTGTAAATTTATTGGCCATACAAATATTTATGTCATAAAAAAACCCGGAAAAATCCGGGTTTCTTTAAGTTGGTTATTATTAACCTTGTTGGCCAAGTGCGCCAGTGATAGCCTGTGTAGCAACTTGACGACCAACTGCTGCACCAATACCGCCTTCGATACTTGGAGATGTCTTTTCTGCACCCCATTGTTCCATGTTATCGAAACGAATTGTTAATGCTACAGTAGCAGCTTCATTGGTTCCATAGTTCAAATCACCGTAATCTGCGTTCTGAACAAAACAACCATATAGGTTAATTGTTTCAAGAACTCTCGGAGCTAGGTTAGCGTTGCCGCCGTCTAGCACTTCGATACGTGTTGTAAACTTGTAATCGATACCAGAACGAGCGGATGCTTGCTCTAGGAAATCGAATTGTTTCTGGATTTGTTGTCCAACTAGTTTCTGAACTTCACCGCTGGCATCGTCACGTAGTGTCAATGTTACAGTTTCAAAGTTTGGTTTACCAGCTAGATATACTTTAGAGTTGTAAACATCTAATGTCATCTCTTCAAAGTTTACCTTTGGTCGAGTAACATCAGACACTTGCTTGGTTAACTCTGTGGCTGCTGCAACGCCGAAGCCTAGGAGAGTCACCCTAAAGCGATATTTCAACTTAGGCATTAGCAGCACTTGAGTTGCTGCCGCGCCGTTCGTTGGAACTGTTAAATTATTAAGTGATGTGATAGGCATTTTTAAATCTCTCCTGTGTTCTTGACACGTAATGGAATGTAAATGAACTCAATCGCCTTCACAGGTTCAATTGCGATATCTACCCATAGTTCGTTACGATCAATTCTGCTTGCTGTATTGTTTGTTTCATCGCAAACAACTGCGAAGTCATAAAGTGCTCTTAGACCAACTAATTCTAACAACAAGCTCTCAACTGCTTGTTTAACTTCATCACGTGTGATCTTGTCGTTTGGTTCAAACACATAAGGACGAGCAAGTTTATTCAACTGACTGCGTAGATATACAACCAAACGTGCTACGTTGATTCTATCTAGTGCAGAAGCGTTTCTTGCACGAGTTTTTTGACCATAGTTAACATGACCGATTCCGTTAAAGAATGTGATCGGATTAATCTTTAGATCATATAATGTGTCTCTTTGACCGTTGTTTAGTGCAACTGTCTGGAACTCACCGCTGATTGCATCGATATAACCAACTGATGTTGCGTTAGTAATGCCACCACGTCTTGTTCCTGCTGGTGCGAACCATGGATAACTTACGTTGTCGCTTAGAGCAATTGTCTTAAGCATCATGTGGCTCGCTGGAACAACTGCGTTGGTTCCGCCTAGGTCTGTGGTAAATCCATTTGGATAGAACACAGCCATGTATTCGTCATAGGTTACAATACCGTCGTCACCGTTGTCTGTTACAAGATTTGCATTAGTTCCATATGTAACTAAACTTGTAGCATCGCTTGGTAGACGCAATGGTGTGTCGCCAATAACGAACGCTGTTAAACCGCGATCGATATTTAGGTTAACTAGATTGCTCATTAGTTCTGGATAACCAGGAGCAGCAATTAAGTTAAAGTTTCTGCGTTCTTCGTCACGTATCTCGTTGCTAGTATCAACAACACTCTTCAATGCTGCTACAACAACCTTACGTTGTGCCTTGCGACCGAAGCTGCCTGAGCCGTCTTCGTTGTTAGCAGAAGCTGTAGTCCAACGGTCGGTAGCATAAGAACTCATGCTTACATCGCCCATTCTTGGATTATCGCCCGCTGTATCGATGTAGCCGTTGCGATAACGTTTTACGTTGCCACCACTTCTACGTAGGTTCCATAACAACATACCTTTTGGATATAGTGCTGGATCTGGAGCATCTGGATCTAGGAAGTTGCTGGTTAGTAGATCTTTGATAGCTGTCTGTGCCGATGGCTTAACAGAACCGCTGCTGCCCCAACGAGCATCTGCGAACAAGACACCTTCTTCTGTGACTTGATCAGTTTTGTCTAGCTGTGCCCACTCTAATAATGTGCCATTCCAACGATAAATTGTTGGATAATTTTCCATATCCGCTGTGCTGACCCATAAATCGCCATCAACTAGAGCTGTGCCATCACTTTGTAATGTTGGAGCACTAGCAGCCACTTGCGGGCCGTTTGGATCTGTGTTTAGGTAAGCTGAGCTAAAGTTTTTGTATCCAACCCATGTTGAACCATTGTGGATCATAATATCAACATCGGAGAAGTCTGGGTTATACCATAACTGACCGTCTACTGGTTCATTTGTTGGAGCGTCGCCTGTGGCAAAGAAATCGTCAGCTGCGAACGGACGGAAGTTAGATGCTAGATAACCGTTTGGTGTTGTTGCTGGCAATGCGTAGAAGTTATCTGTTCCTGCACCAGTATTGATATTATATGCTGTGAACAATGATGTTACCGCTGTTCCAGATACATTGATGATTCTAAAATCGCCGCCTAGTCTATGTGAAACTTGGATTTCGTTGCTATCTGTTACAGATGCAACAATGTTTGTGAATCCGGCTGCGTTAATTCTACCAGCGATTGTATTAGAATCAGCAGCGTTTCCGGCCGCTGTGAACGTAATAGTTTTTGCTGTGTCTAGATCTAACTGACCTTTCAATGATTCTGCAATAGTAAATGTGTGGCTACCACCTGGAACAGTTCCTGTTCCTACTGCGGTTGAAGTGATTACTGTTGCACCGGTTGATACTCTACGCCACATTTTAAATGTTGCTGTTGCTGGAGTAGTATCGTATCCTGCGTGTTCGTCGCTGTTTGATTGAACGATTAGCGTATCTACTGGAAGATTTGCGCCGCCACCTGAACGATCTAGGTAATACAATGCTGAGTTAGTTGTTGCATGAATTGGTGCTTCATA